TAAAAGTTTTGCCTTACCAATAAAGTTTTTACCTTCTGGGTAAAGCTCAACGATTTTATGAGAAACACGGTCGAGGTTGATGGTTGGACCATCGGGGTGACCAAGTTCACCGAGGGCACGTCCGCGCTTGACGAATTCCTCGTTGTACTTATTTACCTCACGTTGCATGGTTTCGTATTTGTACATACGACCATTACGATTGGTGATCTCAGTTTGAAGGAAGATTCCTTTGATAAAGGTATCTTTCTTACCGTCGTTATCTTCGGTAAGAATTTCAATATCTTCAATCTGTTCCGTGATCAGTTTCATCGGTTTCCTCTTCTGTGGTTTCTTCTTCAGTCTCCTCCTCTTCTTCCTCGCTTTCGGGTTCTCCGTCTACGGGAACGTGGGGAAACATTTGTGCTGCAATATCTTGTTTAGAAGCATCAACTGCCATAGCAGCCTTTACTTGCAGCATATCTTTGAGTTTTTCAAGCGCATCGGCTTGATCATTATCCCAAAGCAAATCAACGATTTCTCGCTCTTGTGTAGCCATAATATTAACTAGACTGTAAATTATTTATTACTGTTGCTATTTTGAGATGCGGGCTTAGGCGGATTCTTTGCTTGTTGGATCTGAACTTTCTTCATATCCATGTCAAGATCTGCGCTTTGTTGCTCACGATCCATAGCATCTTTCTCTTGAGACACCATATCAAGAGGATCTATAACCCTTCCAGACTTGATATCGTTGGACATTTCCGCGTCCATCTCTTCCATTTGCTTCTCGGTTTGACCGAGGATTTCCTTACGGATATAATCTGTAGAGAAATACTTACCGACAAATGGATCCATCTGTGCAAGAATTTGGAGCTTCTCGTTCATCATCTCAAGGTTCTTGAGTTCCGTGAAATGATTGTCATACAGATAGTCGTACTGGATATGCTCCTTCATATCCTCCCAATCTTCTGGAGTGATAACACCCTTGAGGATCAGTTGAGTTTTGAGAGTATCCTGGAACAATTCGCTAAACTTTTTGCGGAGTTTACCCACAAACTTAGTGAACTTGAGTTCATCTCTAGTGATCTCGGAAGTACGTCCGATATTAAAAGAGGTAGTTGAATCAAGTCTTCCCGCAGGAACATTTAACGATTTGTAAAGTTTTGTTTGGAAATATTGCACATCTGTAAGCTCTCCGAGGTTCTGCCCTCCTGGGAGAGTTGTGATCTCCGTGCCACGACCACCTTCTCTACGTGGAAGCCAAAAGTCTTCCAGCATAGACATATATTTGCGGTCGTCACGGATCTCCCCAGTATTGGCGTCGTAAACTAGCTTGTTACGATAACGACCCATCACCTCTCTGAGGTACTGTTCCGCTTTGACCTTTGGCAAATTACCTACGTCGATATAGAAAATTCTACGCTCTGGTGCGCGAGAAATTCTATAAATCACAAGAGAGTCCTCAATCATACGAAGTTGATTGAGAACTTTGATTGCTTTGTGTAGATACGAAAGAACAATATTTCTATTCGTATCCATGATGCCAGATGTCACATATGTGATCGCATCTTTTGCAATTTTAATACCACTATTAGCTGCAGTATTATTCAGACCCTTTGAGTTATAAATGAAATACTCTTCGGTTTTGCCGAAGTCATACTTCATAAACTCATCAACGTTCTTTGGGTCCTTATTAATCTGACGAACTTTTTTGATTTTGTTTGGATCAATATAGCGCAACTCAAGAATTCCATCTTGAGGTTTATTGAGATCAATTACCTTATGATAATATAAACGCCCATCGATGTACCAACGGCGGAACATCTCATGGGCTTTAGTATCGAATCCAAAAAGATTTTTGATATAATCAAACTCTTTGCGAATCATACCCTTGACGCTATCGCTAACTTCAAGGTTGTCGAGATTAATTTCTACGGGACTATCATTCTGGTCAGCAACGATTGCTTCATGAACAATATCCTCGATTGCAGAATCAACTTCTGGGTGCATCGCCATTTCGCGATACTTTACCACCATGTCATATTCGGTTTTGAAGTTACCGTCTAAGTCAATATACTGACCGTAGTAACCCCCAGCGATAAAGCTAGTAGCGCCGTCTTCGTTAGTTGGCGGAACAGGGGAAGGGGCATTAACCTTCTTCCCCTGATCTTTTCCTCTAAACGAAAATCCAAATAATTCTGCCATTATAAATCTATTGATTCCGTTCTATTATTTAGTTGTCTACTAAATCGCTGCCATATTATTTGTTCCAGCTCCACCTTCAGTGGTGAAATACTGATATGCAAATTCGACATCAAACTCTTCGTATGAATCGTTGTTGTCGTATGCAACGGTAATCTGAGAAACTGAAACTGGGAAAGCTTGGAACAGTTTGTAAGTTCTAAGTGATCTTACAGATCCAACATTACCATACTTATCCAGTTGTTGAACTTCGATATCTTGAAGGATCTCTTGGTACGTAGCAACGTCAGAAACGTTTGCGTTAACGCGGTTTGTTAAATCGATCCATTTTTCATATGAAGAACGAAGCGAGAATGCATCATCAACATAGAATGTTGCAGTCCAGTTTTCAAAAGTTCTGTCGCCAGGAACTTTAATAACACGACCACGGAAAGGAAGTTCTACAGTTCCAACGCTAGTAGCTGGCAGAGCAGCTGACTTGCAGAACAAAGAAACATAATCACCTTCTGGTGCAGTAAGACCCCCACCTGGAAATCCATGTGTTACTTGGAATAGATTGGGGCGGACAGCTCCCTTGATTTTTTGTTGGAACTGTCCTAAGTTAAAGTTTGCTACTTCAGCCATTTTTAATACTTCTCCTGATTAATTATCTACGGGGAACAACCTCATCAAAGCTAACTCCAGTACGAGTAGCGATGAAGGTCAGGGTGATGAAGTTAATCGAGCGTGCAGGCTTGATGTAGATTTCAGCAACAAACTCGTTGCTGTCAATAACTGCTGCAGTATTGTTAGTATCGTCACAAACTACAAGAAAGTCTGTGATTCCTCTAGCAGATTGAATCTCTCTAAGAAATGGTTCAACCACATTCTTAAAGTTAGCTCTGGTGAACTCGTCGTTAACCTCAAAGAGTACCCCCTTCGCAGCGTTACCGATTGTCTTCTCTGCAACCAGGAAGAGGCGGCGAACGTTAATGCGATCAAAAGCGGATGGCGAAGCGAGAGCGGTCTTGTCACCGAAGAGAACGATGCCTTGACCAGGCAGAGAAGTAACTGGGTTAATTCTCTTTTGATAGAGGCGATCTCTTTCGGATTTTGTTGGTGAGTATGCTAACTTAATAGCATTCTTGATAGCACCACGATTCAGACCAGCAGGTGAGAACCATGGAGTTCCGTTAGCGGTAACGGCAGCACACAGACCAGCAACATCTGGGTTGCATGGAATGTAGCGATACTTGTCGTTGAATCTATCGTAGATGTACTTATAACCGTTATCGAAAACGGCATATGAAGTGCTCTCTAAAGATTCAAAGAATGCAACGACATTATTTGTCTGATCTGCAGAAGACTGAACACCGATTACATTCGATCTTGCTGGAGAAATGAATGCGATGCAATCCTTTCTTGCAGATGCGATTGTGATTAGAGAAGCTGCCTTTGCTTTTGCATCAGATACGCTACCCGATGAAGGACCCATCAGGAGATAGTCGATCTGTACAGTTTCAGGATCAGAGAATTCTTGGTATGCTGTTTGTACTTCACCGAGGGTTACTGCAAAATCATCTGCGCCCTTGGCAAGAGTATAATTATACTTACCGAGGATATCAAACACAGTGGTAGAATCTCCACCAGTGTTTGTGTTTGATGAGGTTACCGCATTTGCACTAACTTCATATGAATCCTCTTCGTGCTTACCCCAGAAGATCCAAGAAGATGACTCAAGCAATACTTCTGGATAGTAGTTAATACCACCTTCAGCAGTTCTTGCATCAGATGCTTTTGACATGTAAGTAAGCTTTTCCAGAACTGTGTTTGGAGTTCCAGTAATCTTACCGTCAGCATCATAAACAACCATGTGGATTTCGTCGTTGGAACCACCACGGTCGCTCACATACTTGGAAGTGCCAGGACGAGGTGCAACGTTATTCCACTTAAGACCAGTGAAAACAATTTGCTCATCGTACCACTCAGAAACACCGCTGATAGTGAG